CTTGCTGCATTCCCAACGCTTGGATTTCTTCCAAGGTCCACACTTTGCCGGTGTAGTTCGGACCAATTTCCTGCACTTCATCACTTCGCCAATCTGATGGCCTGCTTTCACGCAGCAGGTCAATGCAGAAATCACGTGATGTTGGAATGGTCAATGCTTCGCCTTTCTGCTTTAATTCTGGCCGCAGATCATAAACATAACCGATGCCAAATTCTTCTTCAACCGGTTCAATTTCATCAATGATTCGCTTGCCTTCCTTGGTCACTTCAACAACTCGTTGTGTGCTTCCTTCTATTTCCTTTATCAGAATGGAAATTGCATTGGCTTCATTCAATGCTTGAATTGCTGCCATCATTCGGTCAATGCTGATCTGCAAACTTCTGGCAATTGCAAGAAATGGTGTTGATGGTTCCTTCACCAAGATGTCCAGGACCGCGGATTCAATTGGTCCTATTTCTGCGAACCAATACTTCAAGCATTCAGCTTCACGGATGTGAGCAGTTTCGAATGAATCGAATTGGAATCTTCTGTCAGCCACAACTTTGTAATCAAAACTTCCTGTGCTTTTTAGATATTCCAGGACACGTTCATCATCTTCCTTGCTATCTGATGATTTGCAACAGGTACGCTGTGAATTGAACGTAGACAATTCTGGCAATGGTTCGCCATTGATTGTTGCTGCTGCCTTCGCAGGTTCGAATCCGTACAATTCAACCAAAATTGCAATGGCAGAATTGGCATCCACAACACCTTCCTTCACGTTCTGAAGAAGTGTGATGATTCCAGAAACGCCACCAACAGAACCTTTCAATGCTGCTTGTGCATCTTTTGTTTTGCTATCAACAGACTCCGTTCCTTTTTCCTTCTCAACAGCCGACAATCCAACAGCTTCACGAATTTCGTCTTCTGTCATAACGCTGATGATGGTACTTTCTGAAAATTGAACGCTGATTGGTTCCGTGTCGCTGATGGTCAGCCTTCCTTCCAATCCTTGCAAAGATGCCAGATCATTGAATGTGCGCTCAATAAACTGTTGCCGTGCGTTGACATAGGTGTTCTGGAACAGTTCAAAGCTGTCAACCAATTGGTTTCTGCTGCTGAAGATTCCTTCTTCTTTGATGCCGAATAATGCAGGATCACTTATTTGATGTCCTGCATACAATTCCTGCTGAATCGTCTTGTTCAATAAGTCAAAACGCTTATCAAAGTCATTACTATTCAGCTGTTGAATGTCCGCTGAACGCTCCTTTGAATCTGCAAAATTTAGAAGAATGCTGTTGGCGTTGTCCGTTCCGGTGAACTTAGCCTTCACCATCCGTTCAATTTCCGCTTGCTCGGTTTCTGTCGGGATGCCAGAATTGAAGTTAATCAAGGTCCCGGCCATAAATCCATTGGAAATTCCCTTGTTGAAATAGTCACTTACTTTTCTATCAAGGTCAATGTAGTTGATGGCACCAAGGTATGATGGCAATGGATAGTATTTGCAATTAGGTTGGTATGATTTGACATACAACAACTGCTTGCCACCTGGCTCACGCCAATTGAATGCTTCTATTTCTTCAACTTCTGGATTGCTCTTCTTCCAATCTTCAGAATAGTAGTACTTCGTGCCATCTTCTGAAACGCGATATTTTGCAAAGTCTGCGTGATAGATGGCCGCTATCTTTTCACCAATACTGTCATAGATCACTTCCAATGCATAGCCGCCATACAATTCCAGGTCATGCGCCACTTTGACCAAGATGTCATCCAATGATTCGTATGGATTCGGATACTTGACAAACTGCTCCATCTTGGCCTTCATCACAGTTGTCATTCCATCTGTGTCAATAGACCATCCGCGGCCACAGATGTAATCACGTTTACTGTTTATGATGGCATGATGCTTTGCGCTGTTCCTGTATAATTCCAACAGAAAGTCAGGATAACGATTCTTGTATTCTCCTTCCGAACCATACAGAATCCAATCCTTGCCACGCTGTTCCTTGAATTGCGGAACCACGTTTGCTTCAAATTTCAATATGCTTAGACTATTCGCCATAAACTGTGTAAGTTTGGTTGCCACCTGTATATACTTCAGATGTTGCAGGTGTGCCAATGACCTTCACGATTCCTTGTTCTAACAATGTCAGACCCGTTGGATCAAGATTTGATGATGAACTGTTGGCATAGATGTAATAACGCCATTGTCCATCATTGCCTAACTTCACTTCACCTGCTGTTGGTGTTGGTGTTCCAGGACCAACTTCTGTGATTTCGAACTTGTTGAAGCGATTTGGAAATGCAGATGTGTCCTGTGCCACGCAATATTGCACACCTTCCGTTGTGTCTGATTTCAGTTCAAACAGATAGTATGTTGCTGTGCCGTATTCGGTTAATGTCACAGCCACTTCATTGGCGCTATTTCGTTCGATGTTTATCAAACTGCAAACACTACATATTCAATATCCACATCTGCCGTGTCAGCTTGCGCACTTATCACGTCAATGTCCACGAATGCGCTGAATGCACCTGGTGTAGCATCTGCATCCATGCTTCCTGTCGACAGCATGAATGTGGCACCTGCATCAACTTTCACATCAGCTGTTTCTGCTCCACTTTTCTTGAATCTTACACGCAGGAAGTTGGTGTTGTCCAAGTTGGTGATTCGGATGTAGCGAATTGATGAACGGATGAACTTACCCTGGCCATTGTTGCTATTCAATTCGATGATGTCAATCTCGTTAGCGGAGTCGATTGTCATCACTCTTCTGTCAGCTTCTGCGATGTTGGTGATGGTTCGCGTATGTGATCCACTACGATCAACTCCTGCGAGAACTAACTGCTCTGAAATTGTAACTGTTCCCGTACTTGGAACTACTGTGCTTGCCATGTTTGTTGTGCTTTTCTTTAAATAGCAAATAGTTCAGATTGTGCCAAAACGAAGAAAGGTGCAGCAGTTACGCCACACCTTCCTAACACAGAGAGAGAGAGAAAAGAAAAGTTATTAGTTGCTTACGGATGCAATCATTGCATCAACAGTTCCAGAAGTTGGGGCAAGTTGCAATGCCATTGCAGGCTCCATGCCGCTGAATGTCAATGTATATCCTTGCAGGTCACCAAATGCTGTTCCTGTTGCTGCTGTTCCGGCTGAAATTTCAAGGCCATTGGCTCTTCCAACTACAAATGTGTTTGGTGTTTCATCATTGGTTGTGTACATGATCACAACACGATTCTGCGCCAACAGTTTGATCTCGTCACGTGTAGATGCGGCCAACTTAGGAATGACGATGGTCACTTCTGGTGCGTAGTACACAGTACCATTCTGGATGGATGCCGTGATTGTTTCCGTAACTGCTGATGTTTCCTTCAGCTGTTCATACTGCCAGAAAACTGCTGATGCAGTTGCAAAGGCAGTAATTTCGCCACCGCTGACTGTTTCGCCTAACGATTCGTAATCAGCCAAACTTGCAATGTACAGCTTTCTGATTCCACCGACACTATCGCGGCATGGCAGAAGTAGGTTCTGGGTTAATGGGCAGCTCATTTGCTAATTGTGTTTTAAGTGATGGTGATGGCATTTCTGCCACCACCTTTTGAATCAATTCAATGCAGATTAAACTGCTACTTTACCAACTTGGTCAGGGAACGCAACAGCTGTACCCATGATAAATTCGCAAGCCACACGAATGGTTCTGTTATCTTTTGAGTACCATACTTCAAGACCTGCATCAGATGTGTCAGTATCAAGATCAAGACCAAGAACAAGGTTGTTCAATGAAGCACCATAAACTCCGTTCAATCCGGTCAGTCCATTCACACCGATAACTTCAATGTTTGTTCCAGGATAAACCAATCTGAATGGATCGAAGTTTGAACCATAGTTTGCAAGTTGTCCACCTGTTGAAGTCAATCCACTACCATCCAAAAGACCTGCTGCCATTAATCGGTACTTGTCCAATCCGCAGAAGATTTTGAAATCCTGCTGTGCAACAGCAGCTGATGGTGACAACGCATACACACGCTGAACTGCTTCAACCATGTCCGCAACAGTCAATGGAGTTGATAGTGTTGAGCCATTGTATGCTGCTGTGTTGCAATCAGTGAACGATGCTGTTTGCTGAAGTATACCATCGAACATATCAAGGTTTGTTCCAGAAGTTCCAGAACCATCACCTTGCCAGATGATTTTTTCAATTTCGTCTTGAATCTTCTCAACAAGGTAGTTGCTGAACACTTCTTCAAATGGCATTGAATCTTGGATTGCTCCAGGTGCCAACTGAGTAGAAAGGTAGTAATTCTCCAATTTCTTTGGGCAGAACTCCATATTGATCTTCACGTGCTTCGCATCAATGGTTTGCTGTGTGAATGTCACATCACCATCAGCAGCAAATGAACAAGTTGCACCTGCTTGCGCCATGTTCACATCAACATCCATCAAATTCACAGTTGTTGGTCCCTTAACACCAACTTGTTTTCTCATCAATTCAGCAGTTCTTCCACCTGCCAATGCCTTGGTCAGCAATGGGAATTGCTGCTCGTTTACGAATGGGCTTAATGCCGTTACATCAAATGCCATGATTTTTGTTTTTTATGGTTTTAATTTCTTGTTTACTTCTTCAATGCTTTTCTCATCTTCTCCACGATGTCAGCATCAGA